TCCATAAGAGGAGAGCCACAACCCCTTGGTTTTTCTATGGAAAAAGAAAAAATACGACAGATACATACACAAAGAAAAGATGCTTGGCAAAAAAGTGCCAAAGACATAAATGAAACTAGACAAAAAATTGCTAACGGAGAAAAATATGAAACTCCTTACTACATACAAGTGGTAAAGGAAGAGTTAACCAAAGTAGGCGATATGTTTTCATTTCCTACAGAAAAAGCTATCGTTGAATCCATGTCAGGCAAACAGGAGGTAACATGAAACTTAATTTTGAGTCATTATTATCATTAGATGATCTGAAAGGCGCATGGATATCTGATGAAAATGGAAAAAACTTTCGTATTTATGATTTTTTTGTTGATATGTCTGATGGACTTGGAACAGATGATTTTGCTAGATTTGATGATGTTTGGGTTACTTTGGTACCTATAGACTTACAAACTGGTGAATTTAGTAAAACAGAAAAATTCGGTAAACCTTTTCAAAGTTTAAAAAATTGGACGATAAAACTAAACAGAGGTTTCGATAATGACTAATTTTATTGATATTGCTAAAATTCTTAAAAACAAATTTTTATGACCAAAATTAACGATCTTAAACCAGACCACAAGAATGCAAGAAAAAGAACAGATCGGTCTGCATCTCTCATACAAGAATCATTAGAAAAATATGGTGCAGCAAGATCAATAGTAATAGATGAAGATGGTCGTGTTTTAGCTGGCAACGGAACTTTAGAAGGTGCTAAAGCTGCTGGTTTAGAGAATGTCAGGGTTATAGAAACAGATGGCAAAGAACTTATTGCAATTAAAAGAACTAATTTATCTGAAGATGAAAAAGTTGGTCTTGCTCTTGCAGATAACAGAACATCTGATTTATCCGATTGGGATGCGTCTATGTTGCACCACCTTTCAATGGAACATGATTTAGAACCGTGGTTTAAACCAGAGGACTTAACTGAATTAATGGACCATAGAGAAGAAACAGCACCAGAAGATTTTAAAGAAATAGATGAAAATATAGAAATCGAACACCGTTGTCCAGCTTGTGGGTATGAGTGGAGTGGTAAACAAAGTTAATAAACCACCTTTTTATATACCGACTATGGCTGAAATAGAAGCCATAAAGTGGAATGGCTTTAATGTTGTCTCAACTTTCTCAGGTTGTGGTGGTAGTTGTTTAGGTTATCGCATGGCTGGTTATAGAGTTTTATATGCAAATGAGTTTATAAAAGCTGCACAGGAGACATATAAAGCTAACCACCCTAACAGCATTTTAGATTCTAGTGACGTGAGACAGATAAGACCAGAAGAAATATTAGAAAGAATTAATTTAAAAAAAGGTGAATTAGATTTATTTGATGGCTCACCACCATGTGCTTCTTTTTCTATAAGTGGTAAAAGGGAAAAAGGTTGGGGTGTTGAAAAAAAATATAGTGATACAAAACAAAGGGTTGATGATCTTTTTTATGAATACGCAAGACTCTTAAAAGGGTTGCAACCTAAAGTATTTGTTGCAGAAAATGTTGCTGGTTTAGTTATTGGTACTGCCAAAGGTTATTTTAAAAGAATTTTGCAAGAGTTAAAAGATTGTGGTTATGACGTTAAATGTAAAATTATAGATGCGCAATGGGCTGGTATACCACAGATGAGAAAAAGAACAATATTTGTAGGTGTTAGAAAAGATTTAAATATGGCACCAGTACACCCAAAACCTTTGCCTTATTTTTATACAGTTGGTGATGCTTTAGCTAATGTTGAAAAAACTAATAATTACAAAGATGTTATTAAAGGTACTGAGACTTATAGGCTTTGGGAAAATACAAAAGTTGGTGAATCTTTTTGGAAAGCTGCGGTAAAACTTACTGGCAAAAATAAATTTTACAGCCACGTAAAACAATCGCCTTTTCGCGTTGCTAATACAGTAGTGCAAGGCAGCACAGATAAATACCATTGGTCAGAACCAAGAACTTTTACTATCGAAGAATTAAAAGCAATCAGTACTTTTCCTAAAGATTTTAAATTAACTGGTACATTCTCACAGCAATGGGAAAGAGTAGGTCGTGCAGTACCGCCTATGATGATGGCAAAGGTTGCGGAAACCGTAGCCAAAGAAATATTAGAAAAAATCTAAATGGATATACCTACAAACTGGTCTTTTGAAACCTCTGGTGTTGCGCAAGGTTTTGATCGCCATGTAAGAGAACAGTTACCTTGGTACGACTTAGCAACAAATGCAATACTCCATGTGGCAAGACACTATATTCCAGAGAATGGCCTTGTTTACGATTTTGGTGCATCTACTGGCAATATTGGTAGAGCATTAGAACCGATATTAACTAAAAGAAAAGCACATCTAATTGGCATTGAACCTAGTCAAGAAATGATAAAACTTTATAACGCACCCGGTGAAATAGTATGCAGTAAAGCAGAAACATTTATTGCTAAAGACTTCGATTTGTCTGTCTTATTTTTATGTTTAATGTTTATTCCACCAGCCAAAAGATTTAATCTTATGCTAAGACTAAGAGAGAAATGTAAACCCGGAGGGGCAATCATTGTCTTTGACAAGTTAGAACCAATTGGTGGCTACGCTTCAACTGTTTTCTATCGTCTTACACTTGCTGGCAAAAAAGCATCTGGTACAAATTCAGATGAGATAATTGAAAAAGAATTATCATTGTCAGGTGTACAAAGACCTATTACGGAAGATCAACTTGCTGGCGATTTCATAAATTGGTTTAAATTTGGCGATTTCTCTGGATACCTAATAGAAAAACCAGCATAATGGCAGCTTCACAAACTACACAAGCAGAAACAGAAATGCGTATTGCAAGATGCGCAAGGATTATTGCCAATGGTGGTAGAAGGTCTGATTGTATACAATACGCTGCAACAAATTGGGGGGTCAGTAAGAGGACTGTTGATAATTATTTAAAAGAAGCAAGGACACAATTAAGGGCAGATTGGGATATTGAAAGACCACAGATGATTGCTGATTTACTTAGTCAGTGCAGTACTTTACAGATGGAAGCAAGGCGAAATGGACAACTGAATATAGCTCTTGGTGCAATTAACACTGCGGCCAAGTTAGCTGATCTTTGCTCATGAGTATTCTTGAAACAGTTAAAAAAGGCCATGTATTATTTGGCGATGGCTTATTTGATATACCTTCTACAAAAGCAGTACAAGATAGAATTACATCAAATTTACTACCGCATCAAGAAAAATTTTGCGCAGATACAGAACATAGAAAATTAGCGTTGGTCTGTGGTTTTGGTGCTGGTAAGACCTATGCACTCGTAAGTAAATCAATATTATTGGCATCTATGAATGTTGGTCATATCTCAGCAATCTTTGAACCTACCGCACCAATGTTAAGAGACATACTGATGCGAACTATGAATGACTTGTTAGATGAATGGCAGATACCATATACATTTAGAGCTAGTCCGTTGCCAGAATATCAACTGCAATTTAAAGAAGGTGTACACACTATCTTGTTAAGAACCATATTAACCTACCAAAGATTGCGTGGCCAAAACTTATGTGCTGTTGGTTTTGATGAGGCAGATACTGTTGCAAAACGAGATGCAGAACAAGCAATGAACATGGCACTTGCTAGACTGCGGTCAGGTAATGTTCAACAGTTTTACGCTACTACAACACCAGAGGGTCACTCATGGGCGTTTGATACCTTTGAAAAAAACGCCAAAGAAGATACTCGGTTGATAAAAGCTAAGACAGCAGATAACCCATATCTTCCAGAGGGTTTCATTGATTCATTACTTGAAAACTACCCACCACAACTTATACAGGCTTACCTAAACGGAAACTTCTGCAACTTAACCACAGGCCAAGTCTACGATAAGTTTGATCGCAAAATTCATGTTTTACAGAATAATCCATATGTTGATGATAATGAACCTTTACGAATTGGAATTGACTTTAACATTGGCAACATGAACGCAGTTATAGGTGTGGCAGTAGGAAATAAATTTATGGTTATAGATGAAATCGCAAAAAGTCACGACACCGACAGCATTGCAAAGGAGATCAAAGCTAGATACCCTTTCAACAAAATATATATCTATCCTGATGCGTCAGGTGGAAACAGAAGTACAAATGCTACAAAGACCGACATCCAAATATTAGAAAGTTATGGCTTTGTTAATCAATCTGCTTTATCCAACCCACCAGTACGAGACAGGGTAAACTCTGTCCAAGGTTTATTATTAAATGGTAAAGGCGAAACAAGATTGATGATTTCCAAAAAAGCTGTAAAGTTAATTGAATGTTTAGAATTACAAAGTTATAACGAAAGAGGTGAACCAGACAAAGATGCAGGGTACGATCATATGAATGATGCGTTAGGTTACATTACTTGGCGATTGTTCAATCCCTTACATATGGCCGCTGGTCGCAAAACTGGTATTAGGCTTTATTAAGATTATTGTCTAAAATAAAAACAAACAATGGAGCAAAACTGTGTATTCTGGATATAGTCATTACAACAGACAGACAGCAGGGAGTAGGGGTACAGAAATAAATGACCCTAACAATACATGGTTTCAGCAAGAACCACATTGGATATTAATAGAAGATTTACTTGGCGGTACATATCAGATGAGGTCTAAGCATAGAAAATATCTAATGCAAGAACCTCGTGAACTTGATGAAAGTTATGACAACAGATTGGCTCGTTCTGTTTGTCCACCTTATTTTCTTAGGTTAGAAAGAATGTTGGCTGGTATGTTAACTCGTAAACCAGTAAGACTAAACGAGACAGGAGATGCCATAAGAGAACAACTGTTCAACGTAGATTTACAAGGTAATGATCTCAATGTTTGGACATATGAAACAGCAAGAAAAATGATTCGTTATGGACATATTGGCGTTTTGGTAGATGCACCAGCAAGTGGTTCTAATGGCAGACCATATTGGGTAACTTATACACCAAGAGATATTTTAGGCTTTCGTACAGAAATGGTAGATGGCGAAATGCAGTTTACACAGTTAAGGCTACAAGAAAAAGTATCTGAACCAGATGGTCTTTATGGCGAAAAGATTGTAGAGCAAGTTCGCTTGTTAACACCGGGCAACTTTGAAATACATAGAAAAGCAAAGACAGGTAAGTTTGTAAAAGTAGATGAAGGAACAATGCCAGTGAATAAAATACCTTTTTCTGTTGCTTATTCAAACAGAGTAAACCTTCTTGACTCAAGACCACCTATGGCAGATATAGCAGAATTAAATTTAAAAGCTTATCAAATACAATCTGACCTTGATAACCAATTACACATATCAGCAGTACCAATGCTTGCCTTTTATGGCTTTCCACAAAATGCTGAAGAGGTGTCGGCTGGACCCGGCGAGGCTATTGCATTTCCAGCAGATGGTCGTGCTGAATATATTGAACCAGATGGTAAAAGTTATGATGCACAGTTTCGTAGGCTTGATAGGTTAGAAAGTCAAATAAATGAATTAGGTCTTGCAGCAGTACTAGGTCAAAAGTTATCT